AAAAGCTCACATCATCAATCGCGTTATCACTCAGGCCATATGTGCTTGTAATAAAGTCACGAATGCAGAGAGCCGCATTGTTGCTATATGCGATCGTGGATGTTCGCGGGTCATAAACCTTTTTACCCTGCACAACAGCAGTAATCAGCGGAACGCCGCTGGCAAACACTTCACCGTCGTACTCATAGCGGACGTAAAGATAAGCAATACCATTGCCGATGAAGTCAGATGTTAGGGCATCTGATCCCGTTAGCTCTGACTCGGCCAAGAGATCAGCGGGTGCAGATGTCTGACTGCCATCAAATTTCTGGATACGGATCTTGCTATTCCAAGTATCTCCAGTAACAAACCCATCGCCGTCAAGCGTAACAATCTCATCGTTTACATAGATGTCGCCAATCTGCTCAACTTCATGCCCAGCAAGGACGATGATCTGATGCAGAAACTTATTCTTTTCGCCAGTGGACTCATAATAACTGACTGTCCCACCCTTGCGGATTTGGCCGTAAACAAAGTCAACAGGCGCAGTGGCATCTCTGGCATTGACCAAAGTACCCTGCGATCCAAAAGAGCTAAAGTCTGGCTTTGGCGCAAGAGCGGATATTGCCCATGATGCTACGGCGGTAACAGCAATGTATGTCGCAGCATAGGCCACGAAAGCCGAAATGCCTCCCGCCGCCATCGCTGCGGGAAAGGCATAAGTTGCAATTGCCGCAACACGCGGAGCTTTGTCCCAGTCTCTATGCCGCATCACATTGTATGGAAAATTCTTACTCATGATTTGACCCACGCTCCATCAATGTCATCTAGCGGAAGGTATATCACACCAACCTTGTCCAAGAAAGCACCCTTGCTGCCAGTGCAGATGCCCATAGCAACACCTGTGACCCACTTTCGGGCCTTCTTCGTCGTTACAAGCGCACCAAGAGGCGGCACATGCTTGATGCGATCTAGCTTGTCATCCACAGCTCGGTAAAAGTCGCTATAACCAAACTCTTTCACCATTTCACTGCGCCTAAATACCCTGCTACCTTCCATGTAGCGACCCAGCCAATCGTCAGCCCAACCATCGCCGTGCATAGCCTTGAAAGCGTCGTTGGTGAACGTCAAACAATCATGCTGACCCCAGACGAATGGCTTGTCACTCATGGCCTTTATGTAGGCGTTAAGTCGCTCGCGTGGCCCCATCAGTCAGACTTGACCTCCCGGCCCCAAACAATGTCACGATCCTGCAAGTCGGCAAGATACGAAAAGAAAGTGTCACTTGGATAGCGAGACTTTTGACTGCCATCTGTATAGCGCCAGTTTGACGCTTTCTCCAGGCGCACCAGCTTGCTCTCTACGGTCAAAGAGATAGTGCTGGTGTCACCACTGTCCTCGATGGTCATAACGTCCATGAGGCCGCTGAATACCTCTATCGGCGTGCTGGTGTCAGTGGTTCCGAAGTAAACTTTGCATTCACGGTTCTGATACGGCTCTTGCAGTGCAAGTGAAACCAATGATGCGGGAACGCCAGAAAGCTGCAACGTGATCCGCTTGGCCGACAGATCGCTTACCTCTTCCAAGCCGCCAATGCTGAGAAGGTTGCCTGTGCCGAGGTAGGTTTCTCCGCCGATTGTGCGATCACCGTAGCCAGTCCAAAAGCGAACTGGCGCGCTGTCAAAGTCCATCTCAACAGCATAAAAAGGCTGAACCTCTGGCTGGCTTAATGCCGTCAGTAAGGATGCTGGCGTGCTGCGGGTCATATCGCCTCCATCGCGCTAAAGCTAATCCCGTAGATTGAGGCGTTGTTAATGCTCCACGACTGCTCGTTAGTCGAGAGCCTGAAACGCCCCTGCGTATTTGATACAGAAACTGAACCACTGCGAGTGCCTCTGACATGAGGCCATATTTCCAAAGCCACATTCCCGCTTGCGTCAGTGCTTGCGTCAACAAGAACCTTGTGAAGAGTGGAGTCATTCCCAGTTCCGATTTGGATGTAATCTCCAGCCAGCAACCAGCCAGACTTGCTAGTGGACGCGCCAGTGACAGAAATTGTTCCGCCAGTCTGAGAAGTGACGATTGGGTTCCCAGGGAATGTGGATGCTAACCCTCTTGAAGTTGAGCAAGTTGTATCTCCCATCAAAAACGTGCCAAACTGACCGCGAAGTGAAACCAACCATGAAACCCACTTCTCGGCATCAACCCGCCTCATAGGTGGAAGACTTACATCAGCGAGCCAGGTTTGGCCTGAGTATGCGTGAGCTTGTCCGGCAAATGTAAACGGGCTTTGAGAATATGCCACCGCATTTTTCGCCCGTAGTTCAATCTCAGCAACGCCTGTATGCGTCGGCAACGAGAGTGGATATGAGATAGCCATTATGCGAAGCCTTTTCCGTATGATCCGCCTTGGCGCTTGGCATCAAGCACCGCAGCCTTCGATGCCTCAACCATCCGTGGTAAAAGCGCACTAACCTCAGAGCGGGTAACGCCACTCTGGAATGTGTTGTTCTGGATGACGGTGATGCCGCCGTCATTTGAACCAAGATTGTTTGTTTGTGCAGCACTTAAAACACGACCGTTGGATTGAGGAACAAATAACTCTCTTCCATGCTCGCCAGTCATATAAGGTTGGCCAGCATTGACTGACCGCCCAGATGCTGCCCCAGTTATACCAAGTGAGCTGCCGATAAAGCCCATAATTCCAGAACCAGCAGACGTTGCCGTTGCTAATTGCCCAACCATTCTTTGAACCACAAGAACCCTGTAAAGTTGTCTGATTACATCCGCAGCCATTGACCTGAAAGCATCTTTAGCTGATGCAGTTCCGTCAGCTATTGACATAAAAGCATCTTCCATAGAGCTTTGCATCGTGTTGCCAATAGTCTCAAATTCAGACGCCGTGACGCCAAGCTGCTCAAGTTGGTCTGTATAAACCTTTAAGGCTTTTGCGGCCCTTAAAGAATCCAACTCGCTCTCTGATAAAGCCGACGATTGCGTGTTGGCAAATTCAGCCGCTTCCTTCTCAGCGTTAAACCAAGCGTAAGCAATATTTTGGATTTGGACAATATCATAGCTGTCCATCTCTTCGCCAGCGTCTTTATAAGCAATCTTCGCATTTTCAATCATTTGATCTCTGCGGCGTTCTAACCTTGCTATTTCCTGCTCAAGAGGTTTGAGACCTTTTATCCCAGTCTCAAAAACAGCATCTTCCGTTGCATCAACAAATGGATTCAAAATTGCCTCCAAAGCTCTTTGGAGATTGTTATCAGTGCTGCCTGGAGGTGTGCCTGCTGGCGTCGTTGTTACGCCTCCAGAGGTTGTGGTGGTGGTAGTGCCGCCGCTATTTAGATTATTAAGAGAATCCCTGAGTCTATCAGCTGCTTTCTTTTGATCTGTCAAAAGAGCGATTTGATCTCTAAGTGCAGTTTGGCGCTCTTGCGCAGCTGCAAGGAATTCTAGTTCCTCTTCAAGACGCGCAGACGTTCTCTCCACATCTTTTTTCTCATTCGCACCAGTGCCAACTGAGACCATTCCGGTTTCAATCTTCCTGACCCTCTCGCTGTATTTTAGAGCTTCCTCATTCGCTGCTTGCAGTTGCTCTTGAAGCTCCTGAAGCTGCTCACCTTTAGTAATATTAAAAATCTCATCAAAACCAGATACAACATTAAGAGCAAAAGTCCTGAACTTTGCGGTCATAACGTCCATGACTTCATCAAAAGTCCTGCGCATTGCAACTGAATTTGTAATCATATCATTAGACATAACGACACCCAGGTCTCGCCCGGCAACAGCCATTCTCTCAAGCTGCTCAGAGTTATTTAACAACAACGGCGCAAGCAAAGTTGCATCCGAGGCAATCGCCTCAAGGTAAAACGTCAACTCTTGCTGGCTTACATTCGCATCTTGCAAGCCCTTAACATACTTCCCAAGAGCCTGCTCGCTTGACAGGTTCTTAAACTCTTTTGCAGTCAGACCAACCTTGGGTGCAATATTTTCAAAAAAGTCGGCCAATGGACCAGCGCCAGTTTGAAAAAAGTCACCAAACTTATCATTTACATCTTTAAGTATGTCGGCCAGCTTTTCTTCTTGAACCCCAAATTTTCTTGCGGCAAAAGTCATCTCTTGGAACCTTTCCGCACTGAGACCCGCAACCCTTGAAAGGTTATCAATACGGACAGCGGCATCCGTTGCGTCTTTTATCATTCTAGCAAAACCGCTTGCCACAACGCCAGCAGACAGGGCAACGCCAAACTTTGAAGCAACCCCAGACAGCGCGTCAAAAGACCTTCCAGTTTTGCTTAATTGTTTTTGAGATTGCTTCGCAAAACGCTCAACGCGCCTTTGGCTGCGGTCCATCGCTTTTGTGAACTCTTTGTCACGAGCCGCAAGAATAATGTTTAAAGTTTCCGCACTAATTGCCATCGACTCGCCTCACCAGCTCTTTATAGTCACCCGAGGTCATAGCTTCCGCGCCAGCCTCTTTAGGTGAATGTGCATCAGACCAACCCTTAAATGCAACCCATGTATCTTTCGGGATCATATCACGAATTTCTTCTGGATGTAAGCCAGCGATGATCCCGTTGCCGATCATGGACCTGACGTTTAGTCGGCTATGTCTCCGACCTCCGTCTTTTTTTTTAATTCTTTTTCTTCACCAACGTCAGGCATAAACGCAACACCGAGAAGTGCTTGAGCGATTTGATAAAGCCTCAGCAGGTCTTCTGGCGTGCAGTCATTAATAACCGCATCGGCCTGCGCGTCTTTCATACCACCGCCGACCAGGCCCAAGGCCACAAGGTCGCGCACCTCTTTGCTCGTCGGCTTAGTGCCTCGGCTAAAAAAGCCATCCCAAAGGTCAAATATACCGCGATATTTATCTTCAAACCGTTCAATCTCACGATTACGGAGTTTAAAAGAATAAGTGGCATCGCCGATAGTTTCGACGATACCACCTCGCTGTGCTTCAGCAGTTATAGCCATTATGCTGCTGTGAACGTCACTACGCCATTGCTTTCAAGAGAGATGGAGTAAGTAACGCCACCCTCAGTCTCGCCGCCAAATTCCAAAGAAGAAATGCGGAAAGCGCCAGCATATGTACCAAAGTCAGGAACAACGACTTGCATGTTTACTGCATTGTCAGCCGACATTGCCACAGTGTTCATGCGTGCTTCTGCTGTGCTGTCTTCAAAAAAGCCATCGCCCGAGACGCTTAGGTTTTTAAGGCCAGCAAGAGTTGCAGTCCACAAAGCGCCTTCTGGCGTTGTGCAGTCTGGAGTTGTCACGTCAATAGAGGAATTATTGATTGTGAGAGATTTGGAATTTAATCCACAAAGGTTTGCGAATGTTTCCGATGCTTCGCCATCGCCGATTTTGACCAGCAAGGCGCGTCCGAGTTGTTTAGCCATAACTGGCCTCCATTGTTGTGCGCTTGCCCAGAGCGCCGGAGTTTAGGCGGTGTCAAGCATAGCTTGAAGCGAAATGACAGCCGTAAAGCCACGGCCCTCACTATCTCTTGTAACCGATATAGCCTCAAATATCAATTCGACTAAGGTGTAGCCTGCAATTGAAACAGATGCTTCCTGGCGGTGCAGAGCGGCCTGAACCGCCTCCGCTATCTGTGTGGCCTCAACTCGGCCAGAGGCGCTGCGAGAATGAGCCTCCAAGCTGATGTCAACCAAGGCACCTTGAGCGGTGTCAGTGTCAAAAGCATTCGGTTGAATTGTGTTAAAGCGAAGATACGGGAAAACAACATCCTGTGGAGGCTCGTCATAAATGCGAGTTGAAACCAAGGAAGTGACCCCAGAGTTTGCCTTCAATGCTGCCAAAACCCCAACCTGGGTTGCGAGTGAGTAACCATCAGCCATTCATCGCATCCTTGATAGCTTTGTTGATGTTGCGTGTAACAGTTCTCGCATGACGGTCAGAAATTATCATTTTTACAGTCTCAATAAATTGATAACCAGAAGTTTGTCCCGTTTTAGAGACAGAGCCTCTGATCCTAGTTCCTGCTCCGGTCCTAGAACCTTTTCGGCCATAGTTCACAACGCCAGTTTTGATCGCGCCTTCTTTGGTGTCGTCATGGAAGTTCACAAAACCAAAGATTTGACCATCTTTTTTATAAATCTGGCCATTGATTACATCACGCAAATCACCGTTATCAACAGGAACGATTGCCTTAGCTTTACGAACACCTAATTTGACAGTTCGCCTAATTGAATCTTCAAGCGCCTCATGCGCTTCTTTGGGCAAATCTTTCATTTGCTTCATCAGTTTCTTATGGCCAGTAATCTTCATGATGCAACGCCCTTTTCCAGAACGAACTCAATCATGGTGTCCTTGGCGTCAACCTGCATCACATCCTTGATGGCCCAAGTAATGCCTCTGGCAATCACACGATCAGCAGCCGTCACAGCCGAAGTAACGCTGTCTGAGCGCACACGCAGCGTGGCCAGAGCCTTATCCTGCAATGCGCCGCCAGTAATGCGCTCACGGCCCTTCTGCTCCCGCAAATCAGCCGATCTGTTGGCCAAGTCGGACCATCCACTATAAACGTTGCCATAGTCGTCAACAGCGCCTTCAGTGAGTCGCTGAAACGCTACACGTTCTCTGAGCAGGCCAGCCTTAACCATACCAACTCTCTTTGTGAATGTTGATAAGCTCCATAAAGCCGAACGGAATGTCAGCAAGCTCGTCCATCTGCGTCTGCTCTCGGTTGTCATACCAATGCCCGACCAAGAGCATTAGGGCGTGGCGCAGCGTATCAGGAATGTCAGATGTGGCGTCACCGTAGCCGACCACATATTCAATCTTTATAGCATCGTCACGGCTTTGCGTGACAGGCCAGTTGAAGCCAGACTTTGGCTCAACCTTTGTGCGCTCAGGCACGCCAAACACGTTGTAGTTTGAAAGCGTGTCTGTCTGCAATGTTCCGTCTTCATCGTAATACTTGACAGCGGTAACGCTTTGAACTGGGCCAAGGCCCAGAGTGACTGACTGGCTCGGATTTGGCCCCATCCAGTCTGCCCAAGTTTGCGTCACCATTGCCTTCCCAAGCGCGCCTTTTGCGTCAGTGAATGCCACTGCAACAGAGATAAGGCGCGTCAATAGGTCATCATCGTCAGTGTGCTCGACACGAAGCTGCGCCTTCACCTCTGCCAAGGTGATCGGTGTCGCCGCAGGAGCGGTGACGATTTGCGTCTTTAGGTGGTCGGGCAATGACATTGCAATCAGTCCTTAACTGCTTTGCGAGTGGCAATCTTTTTGACGGCCTTCTCGACTTTTACAGGTTCAACTGCTTCAGCAATACCCGCGCTAATGTAGCGCACAGCTTCAGCTTCGTTGCAATCGATAATATCGCCCTGATTGTGCGAGAAGTCGATACCTGCCATTGATGTCAGAAGTTTAACCTTTGGCATTTTATGCCCTCCAGAATGTGGTGAGAGGGGCCGTGAAGCCCCTCTCTGATAGTTATGTAGCAGCCGTGATCAGGTGCTTAACAGCGGCTGTGTTGGAGAGAACACCGTCGAAACGGATGTAACCCAAAATGCCGAAGTCAGGAGCAAATCGCTCACGCGCAACGTAGATGCTTGGCGCGCCTACTTTGCGAACGTAGAACTTTGACATGTCACCGAAAAGCATGACCTTCTTGGCGGCAGCAAGGCTGTCCATCGCTTGGTTTACAACAACGTTGTAGCCGAGCAGGTTCTGTGGAACGCCAGCTTGATAGTTGCCCATCTGCCAGAGGTAGTTGCCGTTGCCGTCTTTAAGTTTGCGAACTGCGGCGAGCGTGCTGTCATTCATCATGATAGCAGTTGCAGGTGAGTTGCGATAAGCAGGGTCAACAGAGTGAATCAAGTCGATGATCTCGTCTGCCGTGACAGCCGCAGTTGCAGCCGCTTCTTTGCCTTCAGCAGAGTTCGTCATAATGCCTTCAACGTCAGAAGAACCTGAGCCAGTTGTCAGTTTGCTGTTGGCGATACGGCCAAGACGCTCACCGATAAGCTCGCCAAGCAGGCTTTCCATGTTGAGGATGCTGTCAGCGTTAAGCTCGGCAGACCAGCGAATCCACTCTGAGTCGAATGAGAACGCGCCAACCGACTTCTGACCGAATGTAGCGTCTTTGCCACCGTCGTCAGTAGGCTGTGTGCCTTCTGTGTGTGCAACAGCAGTAACGGCTGTGTCATCAACGGTCGGGATGTTGAATGGACGGCCATCGGCTGAGTTGATCACTGTGAAAAGCTCGTTGCCATACATCGGACCTGTTGCAATCATTGATTTCTCAATGAATGTCGCAAGCTCAGTTGGGACAGTGTAGCCACCAGCAGAGTCAGTGGAACCAACTTGCGCACGCTTTTCACGCAACACGTTGCGAACTTCTGCGTCAACAAAAGCATCACCACCAGCAGCAATCATTTCAGCGAATGCTGCGCGGTAGTCCATTTTGAAGCCTTCGTCTACGGCTGGCGCAGAACGATCTTCGAATGTTGGGCGGCGATCAAGATCAACGCTGTCACCAGCGCGCAACGCAGCTTCAACTTTTTGCAGGCGCTCAACTTTTGCAGCCAGCTTATCGTGATCGGCCATCATGGCGTCAAATTCACGCTCCACTTCAGAAGCGCGAGCCTCTGGAGTTTCGTCGGTCACTTCGTTCAATTTGGAACGGGCCTCGGTGGCAATGTTTGCCATTTGCTCCCGCAGTGTTTTAAGATCAGCCATTTTGGCCTCCTTCTAAAATGCCTTGCCCAAGGGCGGGGGAAATAAACGGGCAAACAGCGGGAACCGCCGTTATCTCGTTAAAACTTAGCCTTCATGCGAAGTCGTCTCGCAGCTTGGTTTTTTGTTTCGTTCGCACGATGCGTCTCAAGTGAGCGAAGACCAATCTCTGTGCCATCATAGGCTGGAGTTGTGACAATAGCGACATCGTGCAATTGCAAGTCTTGGATCATTCGTTTTGGAATATCGCCACTGTCATCCCACTCCTGACGGGTGGGGATGAATGCGAAAGACATCTTATCAAGGTCGCCGCGCTTCATTTTTGGAACAATGCTGCGAACATCTGGATCAGAACCATCAAGCTCTGTTTCCATAAATAAGCCGCGCTCATCTTCAATCAATCTCAAAGTGCCGGAGCGGGTGCGAGCTAAAGGCAAACCATCGTGATTGATTAGGAAAACAACGTCATCTTGGCGCTCAAGGGCGCTTGAAAATGCGCCCTTTTCAATCACCTCGGTAAACATGCCGCCGATGTTTGTCTCTTCGCCGAATACCGCAGCATAACCCGAAACACGGATCGCATCGCCTTCATCTTCACGAACCTCAAGAGGTTGCGCAATTGCTCGAATTTCACGTTCAGCCATCGCGGCCTCCATATGTTTTGACAAATATAACACAGAAGCGCCACCCGCGTCCACACGGCTTCTATCTGCGTCTTCTTGCTCCAAAATCCTGTTCGCCCAAGAGCGGCCAGCATCACCGCCCCAGAGCGCCCAAGCGATACGACCGTTGCTTGGGTATCCATCTTCACCTGGCCTGAAGCCTTCAGCTTCCTTGTCAACCTCATGTCTGGCGAAGTAACTAGACATTCTGCGAACTGTGCTAATGCTTAAATTCTCTTTATTTGATATGTCCCTAGCGCGAGCTATGCCAACTTCAGTTCCGCCACGACCATACTCTCTTCGCCAATCAAGACCGCGTTGTGCCTCATCTGCCATTGCATCATTAGGTATCGGCATCAAAGCCTCCGCCTTGGCCGGAAATAGGCACTGTTGCACCTTGGATCATTAAGTCATCGCCACCCTCAAGCGGCTCCATGTTTTCAATCGTGCGAACTTCATTTGGAGTGCGGATTGCGTTCTGGATAGTGGTCGCGTGAGCCTCCATGCGGGTCTTGAAGTCACCGCGCAGCAAGCCATCAACATTAAACTCAATGTATTGCTTTGAACCGCGAGGGAACAATTTGAGGTTCATTTCCTGCTCAACCTGCTCAATCCAACGCTTCAACGTGTGCTTTACAAAGTGCAAATCTTGCTGCTCAGTGTTGCTAAATGTGCCATGCGTCAGGTCTTGCAGGAAAACAGGCGGCAAGCTGTAAATGCGCGCAATCTGCTCAATGCTGAAACGCTGCAACTCAATCAACTGCATCTGCTCTGGGTTAAAGCCGATCTGCTTCATCTCGTGGCCCATTGGGAGCGCCATTACCGGACGACCCTCGCGAGCCAGCTTCGCAGTGGTCTTGGCAACGTCATCAGACGCCCGAGCAGCCGCCGCGCCGCTTTGGAACGGACCCTGCAACACCACTGGCGGGATGCCACCAGATTGAAACGCCTTTGCGCCATAACGGCTTGCAGCGATAGCCATGCCAATTGCGTCACGGTTGGTTGCAATCGGCCCACGCACATCCAAACCATTGGACTTCAGCATAAACGGAACATCTAAAACTTCGCTGGCGGAATAGGTCTGACCATTGTGCAGGTAAACGCGAACCTGACGGCGACCCTCGGTGCGATGCTCAACGCGAGTATATTTCGGGTCAAGCGGCCACAAGTTTTTGACAGCGCCATTGCCAGACCGCTCAATGTAAGTAACGCAACGTCCACCAGTGAATACTTGGTCGAACATATATTTGCGCCACTCAAATGATGACATATTTTCATTTACCGCATCGTGCAAAATGCCCTCAAGCGGTCCAGAAACTTTTTTGCGTCCGTTGGCGGTTTTTCGGTAAACGTGCAGCGGCAATCCAGCCAACGTACCACTCAGGAAATTTACAGCGGCCCAAACGGCAGGAACACCTAAAGCGGTGTCAGTATTAACCGTAACGCCAGCAGATGCCGACATTTCACCCCAACCCATAACTTGCAGAAAATCCTCTGCTGATACAGGTGAGCTTGGGTTTTCTAAGTTGCGACTTTCCGGTTTGCGAAAGCGGTCAAATAAAGCCATCTACGAGCGTCCTCGATGTTTGTTGCAAATTAACACATTAAACGGCAATCGTAAAGGCAGGGTCATCCCAAGGAGACGAAGACATAACCTGCTCATCATGGGATGAAGCTCCCAAGGCCATAGCCAGTGCCACTAAGCCATCAATTTTGCTGACACTTTTACTTTTATTTAGCTTCCTATTACCTGCCGGATCACGCTCCGCAACAGCTCCAGCGGCGCACATATTCAAAATAGGATTGCCCCCGTGATGCAATTTTCTCTCAGCAACTAATCTCTCCAGCTTATCAACCGCAGGAGCCATGTCCTTAAACCCCTGACCAAACGCAGTCATCGGAACCTGCGCACCGATTGCATCCAGCTCACGTTGGAAATCATTTATGCGCCAGCGGTCATAAGCCAGAAGCGATATATCGTAACGCTCGGAAGCCTCGGCAACAGCTCTTGCAACCATTGCTGGAATAATTACCGGACCATCAATCAAGGTCAGAAAGCCTTGGTCTGCCCACAAATCATACGGAACTTTATCATTCTTTGATTTCTCACGAATACCATCAGAAGGCAAAAAGAATTGCGGAACAATGTGATAGCCGTCATCAATTGGAAAGGCCATTACAAAAGCAGTCAAATCTCGGCTGGCCGACAAATCAAGACCAGCATAACAGCTCATACCAGGCTCAACCTCTGGCTCTGAGTTGTTGGCCTCCCATTCTGCTCTGGAAAGAAACGGCGATGTCGCCTCAATACGCTGATTTAAAAATAACCAACGGAAGCTGTTTTCCTTTGCTGGCAGGCGAGCCGCCTGTTTTGCAAAGTCTTGAATATCTTTTAAACTGCGGAACTCGCCCAGCGCCGGGTTGGCCGACTTCCAAGCGGCTTTGTCCATGACCTCGCAGTCTTCCGGCGCGGTGTATAGGTGGCAGACGATCCGCTTGTCTTTGGCGTTCTTGGCATCATCAAGCCAAATGCTAAAAAGATCGCCGTCAGTCGCAGCCTGCGTGCTGATCGCAATTAGCAAAGGATCATCGTGTGCGCCCTGCGCTGTCTCGATGGCCTCAATGAAACTATCAGTCGGACCTCTAACCTGACCGACCTCATCCAAGATCGCCAAAACAGGCGACAAACCGTGAGCCGTTCCAGCCTCCGCGCTGATTGCCTTATATTCAACATTCATCGGCAAACCGACCAATGACTTCTGGCTGGGGACAATACGAATTATTTTATTTAAATCTGGCGATAAACGAACCATTTTTTCAGCCAGCTTAAAAACCAACGCGGCTTGATCTCGGCTTCTAGCGCCGCTTGTGATCTGGCTATTCTGTCTGGCCTCTGGGCCAACAAGGTGCGCAAGCAGGATCGCCGCGATCAACGCAGACTTGCCGTTCTTTCGGCCAACGCTCAGATATGCCCGACTGGTTCCTTTTGGGTTATCATAAATATCAAGAATAAATTTGCGCTGAAACTTCATCAGCTTTAACGGCTGGCCAACCATCTTGCCCTCTGGCACTGGGCAAAAAGTCTCAATAAACTGGCAAACCATTTCACCCCTAGTTGACATCATTTAGGAAAAGCGATCAAGCCGCCCCCTGATGCGTCTGAAGCAATGCTTTTTGCACTCTGCATATTTTTGGCACTTCCGTTCAAAGTTCTTGGGTCGCTTGCTTGCTGGTTTAATGACATTGAGCGAATGACAGCAAGCTGCCTGCGCTCAACCGTGTCAATGATTGCCAGAAGTGGATTTGGAATTGGTGTCCCTCGCTGGTTTTCAATAATTACGCCCTGCGCTTCAACCGCTGCTTGGTGTTGCCTGATGTCTGCTTCCATCCTTACGACCTTGGCCAGAAGAAGTAGGTCCATATCGCGCCAATCCTCGCGTGCGCGTGCGCGCGTGAACTGACCCCAAATTACCATTTCGTCTTCGCTGCGCAACTCAACGCCCTGCGGCAAGGGGACGCTTTCAATTGCACCCTTAAAACCACCGAGGGCGGCGGTGACGCTGTTTTTATCGCTACGCTTTTTCTGGCTCATATTTTTTTCTCCGGTTTTTTCCGTAAACGCGCAAAATGTCGTCTACGAGCGCCGGTGATAAGAATGATGTTTTAACGATTGGGGATACCCCACGCCCTTATGAGCCATTTTTGATGTGTGAGAATATAAAGATCCGCGATCAATAACTACACTTGAGTGAAATTAGATTACTAGACGGCCT